TCTTGGCGTAGTTTTGGTTTCTTTTTGACTCTGGGGGCAATGTAATACATATAAAATAATGCGGAGTTGCCACCCATCTTATACCACTCCCCTTTATTTTTGGCAGCGGATGGGAAAAGGAAGAGCCTGTTTTTGTTTTGTTTTTCTAGCGTGAGAACAATTTTTTTACCATTATAATAAATATCTTTTCGCTTTTTTGCTTCTTCGGTTTCACCGCTCTGCATCGCATTTAAATTCTCATCTAAAAACATGTCTTTTAAGGTTGTTTTTACTGGTTTAGCATTGTCGGTGGTGAAATATTCCTTATGTAACTGGTTAATTACATTAATATTTTTATCTCGAGGGACGCTATTGCCACTAAGCCAGTTTCTTAAGGATTTACCAGATACGCCTATTTTTAAAGCAAGCTCGTTTTGCGATAAGTGCGATTTTTCTAATATAGCCTTTATTTTTTCTACCTCTTCCATATTTTATATATATCATAAATTCACGGAAGTTTGGGGAAGTTTAGAAGGGAAGTTTCCTACGAAACTTCCCCAAACTTCCCATTTTTCCGCACAAAAAAGCTGGAAACTTCCCACCCTCAGCCAAAACAAACTTCCCACTCCGTCGGAACCACTGCGTGGTCCCTAGGAGTGAAAGTTTTTTTGTCCTCAGGCAGAAAGTTTCCAGCAAGTCGCACCTTCTCGGGAGAAGTCTAACGACTTCCCACCGGGAAGATGCTCGTTCATGAGGCTCGGAAGGCTAAGACCCCGACCCGCCAGCTACGCAACGCACCGTGAACCCGTAGTACTTATAGTTGTAATTCGTACCAGGGTAGACGTAAGAACTATTGAAAGTCAGGCTATACGCGCTGTAACTACTGCTAGCTGACGACGACCAATAGTACCCGAGGTAGCCGCGAATGTTAGCGGACGAACCATCCCAGTAGCCGGAGTAGATAAAGTTGTTAGGGAATGTTCGCCATTTAACGGAACTAGCAGCACTACTTTCTGTGGCTCCTATTTGTACACCTAGATAGTAGAAACCGCCAGCGGTATTACCATGGTTATCATCGACCGATGGTCAAGACGAGAACGCAGGTTGTAGGCCTGCTCGACGACTTATATCTTGGATAATAAAAGTTCATACTCTGATGTATGAACAGTCTGTTAAATTACAGTTTTATTTTCCTACATCAATTATACCATAGAATGCAAGTTTTTGTTCGACAAAATCAAAAAAGTCGCGAGAATTCACGACCTTTTGATGCGTGAGGTATTTAGGCGTGAACTACGGTGTGCTTAAGCCTATGGATCTCGCGAAGATCCTCGTTCACGACATGGGTATAAGTCATCGTAACCTGAACACTGGCATGGCCAAGCAACTCCTTAACATACACGATATTTGTATTATTGCGGAGAAGATCCGTAGCAAATGAGTGGCGAAGCGTGTGCGGATGGATATTCTTATCCAAGCCGGCCTTGATCGCCGCATTTTTCACGACCATTTGAACGACGCCGGGGTTAATCTTTTCCTGACCTTTCTGTTGCTCTGGAACAAAAAGTGCCGGGTACGGATCGTCCCGAAGCGCTAAATACTCATCCAAATACTTATGCGTGACCGGATCGATAAAACAAAGGCGAGGTTTGTTGCCCTTTCCGATGACCGTAAAACTATCCACGCCGGGTTTAATCTGCGAACGCTCCATAGCGCAAAGCTCTCCGTTACGAAGTCCGGCACTAAACATTAAAGCGATCATAGCACGATTGCGATAGCGCTTGAACTTCGTATAGCCGGCTCCCTTTCGGAATACGGCGTGGAGCATTGCCTGAACCTCGTCGACTTCAAGAAAATCGACCACGCGCGAATCGCGCTTGGGGATTCCGACTGCTTCAGGATCAAGAATACCCTCGTAACCCAAGGCTCTTAAATGCTTCAAGACTACGCGAATCTTGAGAATATACCCACGCACCGTGTTGGATGTCCGTGTCTTTCTAAGGTCTGCCGACCACTTTCTGACCGCGTCAAAATCCAAATCCGTGACTGGAATGTCGCCAAGAAAATTAACAATGGATTTCATAGCGCAACGGTTCATTTCTTCTGTTTTAGCTGATTGGTTCGTATAGACGATCACGTCCTTACGATAAAGCTCGAAAGCTTCTGATAAAGTCAAAACTGGCTTCATATTATCCTTTCTGCTAGGCGAAGCCAGTTCCCGAACTAACTACGACTAGCGTTAGTATTCTTCGGTCCTAGGTTTTGCTTCAATAGCCAAGACAGATATTTGAGTGGATCACGGCCTTTCTTAAGGGCTATCTCGAGACAGTCATAGATGACATCTTCCGATAGGCGATAGGCCGCCTCGCAGTAAAATGCTCTGGCGCCGCGACTGCCAATCTTATCGCAAAGATAATCCGCAATTCGATCAGCGCGCGCGATTTCCTCCGGCGAATACCGTTCTTTCGCTACATTGTCATTGACATTGTATTTCCTCTTAGAGGAATAACCATTGACAATGTCATTGAGGCTTTGAATTCCCATGAACACCGCTCCTGAAGAAGCTCGCAAAAATACACATACTCGTACCTCCATGCGAGATTAAATTAATATTATTGCGTGTCCACCTCACCCGGGGAAGCCGACACTGGAGTACTAAAAAACTCCTATTCGCATAGGAGTTCTTGGCTCCTACACGGAGCCGCTCATCGCAATTTTCTTGTTAACTCTATTATACCTCATATGGTTATAAAGTCAACCTTTTGCCTCGGTTTCTATTAAAACTGCCACTAGGGTGGCAACTCTATAATTATAACATATTTTAAGCATTTTGATAAGAGCCGGTCATTTTTTCTAATCTTGGAAGTTTCCGCTGTAAAATAGAGATATGGAAGCAAGAATATTAGGATCAAAGAACAGCCACAAATACTTCCCAGAGTTCATGATCAGAGCTTTCTACGGAAAGAAGCCCGTTGCTTTTCTGAATGCCAAAACAGGCCGAATTGACACCGTGGGCAGGAGTAATGATTACAATGCTCAGCTAGGTTGGTATACCAATAAAAACGAGGAAATTCTCAACGAAGAAGCGGAGCAAAAATTTCAGCAACTATCTCGTGAGATAAACAAAATGGCTCGTAGTGGCGACCGTAACTTCTCCCGACTTACGATAGACGCGGATTTGGTGTATAAATTCTTTGCCTACCAGATCATACGCGATCCAGCAAGCTCCAAAGCAATCCTGAGCGAGATTTCAGTAAGGGGTGGAATAAAAACACAAATGACGCTTCAAGATTTTCAGAACGAAGCTATCAAGGCCGAGAAAACAGCCCACATCGTGGCCGATGCTCTGAGAGAGGAGTTTGTAGTCGTCTTGGAGCCAAATTTTACCAACACAGATTATGTCGCGGTAAATGTCCCTGTGATGATAAAATTTACCGACGGCAAACTATATGTGCTCGCAGTAGCGCCGAAAGTCGCGTTTTGCCTAGTCTCCAGAGAGCTTAATAACAAGTTAAGGCTCGGAGCTGTGAGGGATGACGGAATGGACTGTGTTATTCAGACGAACGAGCGTATTATGGCTCACGCGATCGCCCATGAACCGTACGAAGTGCTTGGACGCAATCAAGAATACCTTACGAACCTACACCGGGAAGTAAAAGCCAAGCTTAAAATGTGATATAATAAAAGATAGATATTTCGTTAAAATAGGATAAACAATTGTGGCTAATAATATTCGAGATCTAGAGAAAACCCTCTGGGCAGCCGCAGATAAAATGCGCGGCAATGTGGCAGTAACTGATTATAAATATGTCGTACTCGGCTTAATCTTCCTAAAGTACATTTCCGACGCATTCGAGGAGAGATACGAGCAAGTAAAGGCTGAGGGATATGGCCTCGAAAACGAGCGCGATTCTTATACCGCCGAAAACATTTTCTTTGTGCCAGAAGAAGCTCGCTGGTCTTATATTTCAAAGCACTCTAAGGACTTCAACATTGGCGAAATTCTCGATAAAGCCATGGACTTGGTTGAAAAAGAAAACCCGACACTTAAAGGTGTGCTTTTCAAGGTTTATAATAGCCCAGATATGCGCAATGCTCGCATTGGCGAAATCGTAGACCTATTTACGAACATCAAAATCGGCGACAAAGAAGCGACGGAACGCGATGTGCTTGGTCGTATCTACGAATACTTCCTCGGTCAATTTGCAGAAAAAGATGGCCAGAAAGGCGGCGAGTTCTACACCCCGGCCTGTCTAGTCCAAACGATGGTTAATATCATTGAGCCGTACAAGGGCCGCGTCTACGATCCGTGCTGTGGATCCGGCGGTATGTTCGTCCAATCAATTAAATTCATCCAGAGGCACCAAGGTAATACGCGCGACATTTCCATCTATGGTCAGGAAGCAAACCCTACGACTTGGAAGCTCGCAAAGATGAACCTAGCTATTCGCTCGATCGATGGGAACCTCGGCAAATTCGCCGCAGATACTTTTCATGAAGACTTACATAAAGATCTAAAGGCTGATTTCATTCTTGCTAACCCACCATTCAATATTAGCGATTGGGGCCAAGAGAAGTTGGTTAATGATCCGCGCTGGAAATATGGCATTCCGCCAAAAGGAAACGCTAACTACGGTTGGATCGAGCATATGGTTTCAAAGCTATCCGTGACCGGAAAAGCAGCGATTATCTTCGCAAATGGTTCTCTGTCCGCAGGTGGCCAAGAAGCCGAAATTCGCAAGAAACTTCTCGAAGCAGATTTGGTGGACTGCATCCTTGCTATGCCATCAAACCTCTTCTACACAGTAACCGTTCCTTGCGCAATCTGGATTATCAACCGCGACAAGAAACAAAAGAACCACACCTTATTCATTAACGCAACCGAGCTTGGCACTATGGTAACAAGGAAGTTGCGCGAGTTGAGTGACGAAGATATTAATAAGATCGCAAGCACTTACCATGCATATGAAAACGACGAGAATTACGAAGATGTAGCTGGTTTCTGTAAGAAAGCCGACCTCGACGAGATCAAGGCCAATGATTATATTCTCACTCCCGGACGCTATGTCGGAGTACGCGAAGATGAGGGCGACGGTATCCCATTTGAGGAAAAGATGAAAACATTAACTGCCGAACTCAAAGAAAACTTCGAAGAATCACATCGCCTCGAAGAAGAAATCAAGAAAAATCTTGGAGCGATCGGGTATGAATTGTAAATTATCAGAAGTATGCTCCTATGCTAATGAAAAAGTTCCTACTCAATCATTGACGAATAGAACATACATATCTACCGAAAATATGCTTCCTAATATGGGAGGTATAACATCAGCAAGTTCGATGCCGACGCTTAATGCGGTTACAAGAATCAGACAGGATGATATTTTACTATCAAATATTAGGCCTTACTTTCAAAAAATGATATTGGCTGATTTTGAGGGTGGTTGCTCTAATGATGTCTTGGTGCTAAGAGTTGATAAAAATAAAGTTTTGCCAGAGTATCTATATTATTCCCTAGCACACAAAGGCTTCTTTGATTATGTCACGAAAACCGGTAAAGGAACAAAGATGCCGCGTGGCGACAAAACGGCAATAATGCAGTATGAAATTAATGTTCCAAATATTACAGCACAGAAAAGAATTGCGACTATCCTTAGCTCTTTAGATAAAAAAGTTAAAAGTAATAATCACACAAATGATAATTTAGAGAAGCAAGGTTCCTTGCTCGTGGACGACTATTTTAGCAAGTGCCTAGACGAGGTATCGCTTTCGAGTATACTTAGTTTTGCTAATGGGTTCGCTTTTTCGAGCAAAGACTATCTAGAGTCTGGCAAGTATAAAATAGTCACCATCAAAAATGTACAAGACGGAAAGATAGATCCGGCAGGCGCGTCTTGCTTAAATGAAATTCCCGAGCGAATGAACAAGGATTGCGAGCTAAAAGTAGGAGATATCTTATTGTCCTTGACTGGGAATGTCGGTCGAGTTGGAGCAGTATGTGACGGCAATCTTCTCTTAAATCAACGCGTAGCGAAAATAATCCCAAATAATTCTGCCATACTTCCACTCTTGTATTTTATATTCAGACAGGATAGTATGAAAAATACTCTTGAATCCATATCGAAAGGCACAGCCCAACAAAATTTAAGCCCTGTTGAGACGCTAAAACTAAAAATAAAATTTGATATAGAAAAAGCCGGCAATTATTCCGCCATACTCGAACCAATCCTAAATAAAATTATTGAGAATAATATTGAGAATCGTCGCCTCACTAAGCTCCGCGATACCTTGCTTCCAGAGCTATTAAATGGTAAAATAGATGTAAGCAATATTGATATCTAATTAGACAAATAGTTATTTGAATAATTAGCAAAGAAAGCGGAACATGAACTTCGATGAAAACAGCCTTGAGCTTATGACTATTGATATGCTTCGCGAGCAGGGTTACGATTACCTTGCAGGCGAGGATATTTTGCGTGATTACCATGATGTAATTCTTGAAGATAGATTGTTCTCTTCCCTCCAAAAGATTAACCCGACACTTCAGGAATCGACTATCCAAGAAGCGATTCGGCAGATCAAGAATCTTAGCCAGAATAATGTAATCCGAAATAATAAAGAGTTCAGCCGCTTTTTACATAGCGGCGTTCCAGTTTCTGAATATACCTTTGAAAATGGCACGACAAACACGAGCGTCCATCTTATTGACTATGACAATATAGAGAATAACGACTTTCTAGCCGTCAACCAGTTCACTATTATTGAGCATAGCGAGAAACGCCCAGATGTGATTATCTTCATTAACGGCTTACCTTTGGTTGTATTCGAGCTAAAGAGCATGACTCGCGAAGATGTAGATCTTGAAGACGGTTACCGCCAGCTAAAAAACTACATGAATAACCATATCCCAAGCCTATTCTACTATAACCAGTTCTTGGTAATTTCGGATGGAGCTACCGCGAAAGCTGGAACCATTACCTGCAATTACCAGAGATTTAGCGAATGGAAAAAGACCAGCATAACTGATCAGGCCGTAAATCATAACACGCACGAACCATTAATTCGCGGCATGATGCGCAAAGAAACGGTTCTCGATCTAATTCGCAATTTCATTCTATTCCAAGACGATGCAAAGATCCTCCCTGCATATCATCAGTATTATGGCGTGAAGAAAGCCATAGAACGAACTTTGACTACCACGGATGGTCGCGCAGGTGTAATCTGGCATACGCAAGGCTCCGGCAAGAGCTTCTCGATGGTATTCTACGCCGGAAATATGATTACGAAGATGAATAACCCGACTATCATCGTAGTTACTGATCGCAACGACCTTGATAATCAGCTATTCGAAACCTTTGCAAAATGTCAGGATTTTCTCCGCCAGAAACCAATTCAAATCGAGAGTAGAAAAGATCTTATTGAAAAGCTAGAAGATAAGCGCGCTGGCGGCATTATCTTTACAACGCTCTGGAAATTTGAGGAAGGAACTGGTTTTCTTTCTGATCGTGACGATATCCTCGTCATCGCCGACGAGGCACACCGAAGCCATTATGGAATCAATGGCTCAATTAAAATCGATCGTGAAACTCTTACCGCTGAAAAGAAATATGGTACGGCGAAATACCTGCACGATGCTTTCCCGAACGCAACCTATATTGGTTTCACTGGAACTCCAGTTGAGGCAAAAGACCACTCCACGACCAATGTATTTGGCGATATTATCGATGTCTACGATATGACGCAATCTATCGAAGATGGTTCGACTGTTCCTCTATACTATGAGGGCCGCATGGCAAAGGTAGGATTAAATGCGCAAGTCCTAAGGGAAATTGACGAATACTACGATATGCTAGAGCGCGAAGACATGGCCGACGAAGACCAAATCAACCGTTCCAAAGCTATGATGACCAACATCTCGCAGATTATTGAAGATCCAGATCGTTTGGAGATGATCGTAAAAGATATTCTCAAACACTATGAAACGCGCAAGAATATGACGGCCAACAAAGCCATGATCGTAGCTTATTCTAGAAATGCCGGCTACACAATGTATAAAAAGATTCTTGAACTTCGCCCTGAACTTACTGAAAATGTCCGTATGATTATGACGCCGAGCAATAAGGATCCAGAAGATATGGCTATCGCAATAGGTAGCAGTGGTCAGAAAGCGGAGCGCGAAACAGCATTTAAGGATCCCGACTCAAAGTTTACAATCGCCATCGTAGTAGATATGTGGCTTACTGGCTTTGATGTTCCGAGCCTAGGCACGATGTATGTAGACAAGCCGATGAAAGCGCATAATTTGATGCAAGCTATCGCTCGCGTAAACCGCGTTTATAAAGACAAAACCGGCGGTCTGATCGTTGACTATATTGGCCTCAAACAATGGCTTCTCGACGCGCTCAAAACCTATACACAACGCGACCAAGGTAAAATCGTAGATGACGAAGAAACTCTCAAAGTATTGAAAGATAAAATTGAGTTAGCCAGAGATATTTTGCACGGTTTCGATTATTCAGGATTTGCAAACGCGGATAATGCCGAAAAGTATCGCCTTATCAACGGTGGCGCAAACTACATTCTCGAAACAGAGGAACGCCGAAAACTCTTCCAGAAATGCTCTAGCGATGTCAAAAACTTATATTCGATTACTTCTGGCCTACTAGACGAAGACTCAAAAGCTGAGGTCTTGTATATCATTTCTGTCCGCTCATTTATTAACAAATTGACTCAACCGGATGGCAAGCTGGACATCCGACAGATCAATGAAGATGTCGCACAAATGCTTCAACAAGCTATTCAGGATGATGAGCTAATTCAAATCGGTCAAATTAAACGAGGCAAAAACCTAAGCCTACTTAACGATCAGATAATCCAGAGATTAGCCCAAATGCAACAAAAGAATGTTGCGGCCGAGATATTGAAGAAAGCACTCAGAAATAGCATTAAACAAGTAGCCACGGCGAATGTGGTCTTAGCCGAAAAGTTCTCTGAAAGGTTCGAGAGGATCACAAGGCTCTACAACGACCGAACGGCAATAGCTGATATCGAAAAGATTCTTGAACAGCTCATCTCGCTTCACAATGATATCACCGAAGAAATTAAAAAAGGCAACGAGTACGACCTTTCTGACGAAGAAAAAGCCTTCTTCGATGCGCTTGGCGATGATCCAGAAGTAAAAGATTTGATGCAAGACGAAACACTCGTTCAAATCGCAAAAGAACTCGTAGCTGTCGTAAACGATAATATGACCATTGACTGGGATAGAAAGCGTGATACGCAAGCAAGAATGAGAATTGAGATTAGAAAGCTTCTCATTAAATACGATTACCCACCAAATAAAAGCCAGAAAGCCGTCGATACAGTTATCAAACAGGCCGAGCTTAAGTGTAAAAATGAGCTAGAATCTCTGGTATAGGAAAGGTAAAATGAACGAAGATGATGTAATTGAGGGTACAATAAACTACCTAAAAGAAAAGAATCGCCACCGTGACAGCTTCAAAGTCTTACAGCGTTGCTACGCCAAAGACGGAGATCACGGAATCGATATCAAGTGCGCCGCATACTCCGGAACTACAATCTCGAATCGCTATTACATCGAGGCCAAAGGAACACTTAAGGCGAAAGATAATTCCGAGAAGAAATCGAAGTTCGAAATAGAATTTCGTTGGGCGATTTCTCAAATTATACTTCAGATGAAAGAGCTGTCTGCCGCAACGGCATATGGAATAGCTATACCAAGGACAGAAAAAGAAGATTGCCTCAGACTCATGAGAAATAACAAAGGATTAAAAAACTCGGCGTTAGACTATACCTAGCCTACGAAGCCGAGAACGGCGAATACTACGCCAACGAGATGAAGCCGAGCGAAATATACGAATAAAAAAGAGCCACCCTACTTCCGGGTGGCTTTTTGATACGCCGCGATCGCTTCCCGAACCCCACACTCCGGACAGATTTCCGTCTCATTATCCTCGCGAGAGAGCGCCGGATATTCCGTGAACTCTTTCTTGCACTTCGGACAACGCTGAATCTCGAGAATTTTATAGGTCAAAGTTTTCGGTAAGGCCTCTAGCTCCTCGCGCAGAATATCTTCATCATCATAACGCTTGGCGTCGACTAAGAACGAGGAATAGCGCTCGTCCGTGCGTAATCGCTTCCCATTGGCGTCTTTCTCGCCGACATAATACCAAATATCTTTATCGTGAATGACGCCGATAACATATTCACAAATACCAATATAGCTCATAACTTCTCCTTATAGATCCATAGAGCAAACCGTCTCTAGTCCGAACTTTCGACCTAAGTCCTCCCACATACCGTCTGGATAATCTTGCTGTAAAATATGCCAGACCGGATAATTATATTCGAGTGCAATTTTGGCAACATCTTTCGGATCAACCATAATATGACAATAATAACCGGCAGTAGTTTCACCCTCGATCATGATGGGATCGCCCTCTTCGGTCTTGGCAATTTCCTCAAGCCTTTTGAACTCAGCCGTAATTGCCTCGTTGACGAGCTTAACCGCCTCGGCGAGCTTCTCGTCATTACGACGCTTAATCGTTTCGTCCATCTCTTGGATGGCAGTTTTCTGATTATTCTCCATAATCCTCCTAAACCTCCACTTCCTCGTTCTCCAAAGCTTCGAAGAACTCATCGCAAGCCCGAATATCGAGTGGATCGGGAAGCGGATTATCTAATTGCTTAACTGATATTTCCATAAATCTCCTTGATTAAACTTGCCCTGCGAGGTCGCGATAACGAATCAAGAGGAGCGGCCTACTCGATCGTTTCCACAAAGATCGCGACCGGATCCTCGCAAGGTGTTTGTATTTAACCTTAATTTGAGATTTTTACAAGTCCTTTTCGGGGTTTTCTTTTCGGTCATAAATTACCTTAGAAATGCCAAAAATAGCGCCCAAAAAGAGTTCTACGGCCGACAGAGTCGTGAGTATGGCCTCGGTCGGCAAATTCCAATGCCAAGCTTCCGCGAGCGTCGAGAAGAACACTCCAAGTGCCGGCATAAAGACAGCCACAAGCCAACGCAAAGCCTCATATACCTTATCTGGTAACATTATTTCACCCTCACTTTCTGACCTGGGTAAATCTTATTCGGATCAGGAATACCGGAAAGTCTCGCAATCTCTTGATAGGTAGTGCCATATCTCTGTGCAATTCCCCAAAGCGTATCGCCTTTTTGAACGGTGTAATAGACCGCTGAACAATTACTGGCAGTTGAAGCACCAGAAGAACCGGTAAGTCTTTGATTAACAATACTTTGAACAGCGCCGTAGTCGTATCCGGCCGCAGTCAAACGATTTCTGCGATCTTGACCATTTCCCCAGTCACCACGAATAACCTCTGTGGCCAAATCTTCGTTAGATTTTCTAGCCGGCACTGGAGTAGGAGCCGGACTTGGAGTTGCGCTTCCAGATGGATTTGCATACTTATCCCATGCCGCCGCGTCGCCCATAAAGACATCGCGATCAAGGCGACCGCCGGAACTGGTGTATTGCCAAATAGCGTAGAACTTCCAAGGCGAGACATCCCAGATGAATTGAGGAAGATCCCAGCTGTCGCGATTATCTGGATAACCGGCCACCCAAAGGCCATAATCACCATTTACGACAGACGACCAGTCTGCGACCTTAATAACGCTAGCACTCATATAAACGAGAGGCTTCACTCCGGTTAATTCTTTGACACGATTCAAGAACTTCAAACACCAAGAGGCGTGCTCGTGATAGCGACCGTTCTGGTTCTTCTCCCAGTCAAGGACAAGGATAGCTTCGCCGATATAGCCTTTAATGTTACGAACGAAGAAATCCGCTTCGGCAATAGGATCGCCACCTGAAGCGTAGTGATAAACACCAAGTTTTAATCCAAGCCTTTTTGCAATTTGATAATGCCGATCGCAAGACGGATCAACAAAAGTTGTCCCCTGCGTAGCCTTACAAATAACGAATTGTGCGCCAGTAGAGGCGATATCAAGATTCGCTTGCCAATGCGAAATATCAATTCCTTTTAGCATAATTACTCCTTAATTAAGTAGATCCGCAATCACATAGCTGATGAGTGCGGTAATGATACAGGTTAGAGCCGTAGTGAGAAGTGTTCGCGCGAGCATACTCCTCTTTACCTCGGCCTTAAATTCGTCTAGCTCTCTACGAGTAACGCGATCATCCATTAACTCGTCAAACTTACGATTAATAAGCGCGACGGTGTCGATAATGGTATCCATCTTCGTCTCGAGCTTAGCGACTTTGACTTCAAGATCGTTTTCTGATGTCATGCTTGCTCCTAGATTATTGGCCAATAAAAAATCGGCATATAAAGCCGCAATCTGGAGCAATAAGAGTACACATAAACTTATTGCTTATGATTATTATATCACAAAATGTGGTATAATAATAGTAGTAAACAAAGGACTTTTTATGCCAAGACCACGCAACAAACAGGACTTACTAAAAGCTGGCGAAGAATACTACGCTAAGCTAATTGAAATGGCTGATGGAATGAGCGAGAAAGAAATGAACACCGAGTTCGATTTCTCTGGCGATCCATCAAAGAAAGAACGCCATTGGGGCCGTGATAAAAACTTACGCGATATCTGGGTACATTTATATGAGTGGCACCAGATGCTACTCAAATTTGTCGATACAAATCTAAATAAAGGCGGTAATGCGCCATTCCTGCCAGAACCATACACTTGGAAGACTTATGGCGATATGAACGTAGAATACTGGAAGAAACATCAAAAGACTTCACTGGAAGATGCTAGAAAGATGTTTGAGAAATCCCACAAAGACGTCATGAAGTTAGCCGAAAGCCTGAGCGAAGAGCAACTATTCACCAAAGGCATGTATCCTTGGGTTGGTGGCTCAGTATTAGGATCATACTTCGTCAGCGTACTTTCTTCTCATTATGATTGGGCAATGAAGAAACTCAAGGCGCATAAGAAAAACTGCGCAGAATAATTCAAAGACGAAATTGAGGCGAGCTAGTTAAATGCCAGCTCGTCTTTTTATTGCGATTATGGTACAATAAAAAGTAATCAATTGCGGCTCATAACGAGCCTCTTTTTTATTATCAACTAAATAAGGAATACGAAATGAAAAACATTTCCCTCCGGGAACTGGAGATTTTGACGACCACGCGTGTCGTCTGTAATCGCTTCGTTACCCATAAGAAAAAATACATCACCAAATATCGGTATCTAGAAGTGCTCGAACAAGCAACCTACGCATTAGACGACATTCTTGTCGAGCGAGGACTTAATAAGGACTTCTGGGCGCGAGTGCGAGGAAAAAGGCTCTACCTTTTCTACATACCACTCAACCGGATCGCAATTGAGGCCGGAATCGTGACGGATGAAGCCGAGGACGACCTAAGGAAACGATTTGAGCTACGATTCATCGGATATCGTGGTAAGTTTCCACCAGAAACCATTGCCGACTTGATCGAACTACTCGAAGATTCGAGTCGGAAATATAAAGAAAGGACTAAGAATGGTAGAAATCATTAACGCCAAATCAGACAACAACGGCCGCGTAGTCGTTCATCTCTATAAACAAGCCATAGATGTAACTGATAAGCTCAAGGACGGCGAAGCTGACATCAATATCTATGGTAAAGATTACAAAGTCCACGTTCAGGACGGAAAGGATATCAATGGAGTATCGAAAGCTCGAAGATTTAAGAAAATTAGAAAATAACCCTCGCAAGATTAGTAGTGAGGACTTCCAAATACTCGTTAAATCCATCAAGGATAACCCGGACTACTTCGAGGCGAGGCCACTTCTCCTCTCAGACCGTACCGGCGAACTAGTAATTATCGCCGGAAATCAACGCTACGACGCGGCGAAATATCTCGGCCTTAAAGAAGTACCGACCTATCTCCTCAAAGGCTTGACCGAGGAACGCGAACGCGAAATCGTGATTCGCGATAATGTCAATAACGGCGAATGGGATATGGATAAACTCGCCGAAGAATGGGGAGATCTAGACCTCTCGGGTTGGGGTTTAGATCTTGAATTAGACGAGCCAGAAAAAGAAATCGAAGAAGACATTGCGCCGGAACTAGACGAAGAAAACCCTCCGATAAGTAAACTCGGCGAAGTTTATCAGCTCGGCGAACACCGCTTGATGTGCGGCGATTCTACAAAGCTTGAAGATGTAGAGAAACTAATGAATGGCAAGACCGCAAGTCTACTCTACACAGATCCGCCATATGGCGTGAACTATAAGAGTAAGCGCCGAGGCTCGATCAAGAATGACGACTTGACCGACCAAATCCTATACGATTTTCTTTTTGACGCATTCTCGGCCGCAGAGGGCTTCGTATCGCCGGAAGCGGCGGTTTACTGTTGGTTCGCGAGTAGTAACCATGTTGAGTTCAGAAAGGCACTAGAAGATGTCGGGTTCGTCTATAAAGAGGAACTGATTTGGAATAAAGGTATGACGCTTGGGCGCTACGATTATCACTACGCGCACGAGGCCTGTATGTACCTCTGGCGAAAAGACCACCATGCGAAGTGGTACGGCGGACGCGATAAAAAGACGATTCTCGGATTAAAGCGTCGCGATCTCAACGAGATGAAGAAAGAAGAACTCGTAAAGATGATCGAGAATATGCGCAACGAATCTACTGTCTGGGATTTTGACCGCGATAAAGTGACAACTTATGTTCATCCCACACAGAAGCCGGTTACACTCGGCGCGAACGCGATGATGAATAGCTCAAAACCGAACCAAATCGTGCTTGACCTCTTTACCGGGAGCGGTAGTTCCATCATTGCCGCTGAGCAGACAGGGCGAATCTGCTACGGCATGGAGCTGGATCCAAAATTCTGTGATGTAATTCGCAAACGCTACTTCCGATTTATCAATAAACTAGGCCTTGACGAAAGTGATGATGGATGGGATAGTTTTACGCCAAAAGTGGAGGCCAAAAATGGTAAATAAAACAAAATCTGAAAATGTCAAATCCACTTCAACGCAAGTGGATGTACCCCGAGATTCGCGTGGGCGATACTTGAAAGGATACAAGCCACCAACGACGTTTCGTGACCGTCCAAATGACCGATATGACATCACAAAACCAGAAAATAGCAACCCCCAACATTCGCCAAGAGTATATCTGCGAAAGTTCTGGGGAATGCCGGCTCAAAAGGTGCGAGAACGGATCCAAGTGATGAAATCTGACCGCAAAATGACCTACGGCGAGTTTGTTGCCCTAACGCAAGCAAGCCGGGCGCAAAAGTCGGCCAGAGATTTTGAAGTAGCAGTAAATCAGGCTGAGGGTTTACCAACTCAACCGGTCGATATGGAGATCAAAGAACCTGAGGAAAACCCATTAAAAGGATTAACCCTAGAACAGCTGAGGAAATTAGCTGGAGATGGCAACTCTAAGAGAAATAAGAAATAGTCCGTGCGCGATGCGAGAGATAAGGCTTGAAATGGCTCGGCTTAGCTTCATTGAATATTGCCGACTTCTCTATCCAAACCACTACAAAGAGAGTCGCGAGTACTTGACGGAAATCTGCGATCAGATTCAGAAATTCA